CTTCAGGCAAGCCGGAAAAGTCGTACTCTTCCTGACCGGCGACGAACGCGCTCGTTTGCAGAATACGATTGCATCCGGTGTCGCGGGTGATGCGCTTACGAGCGACGTTGATGTCGTACGTCAGCTCTTGGTCGGTCCAAAAGTTCGCATTGGCGTCATGCAGGAGACGCCGCGTGACCGTGAGGTAGTCCTGGAGTGTCGTCACGTTCTTACCACATCGTTTGAAACTTTCCCCCTTCCTACCGCGACGCAGGAAGGGGTACTTGTCCTACCACCGGGGATGCAGTGATGTGGTAGCTCGATGATCGAACGACCTCAGAACGTCACAACATCGCCGTAGACGGAGATGAACGCCTGCGCGTTGGCGACATTCGCCGTCACGTTCACGAACAGCGTGTTCGCCGTATAAAGCGTCTTCGCCGTATCGGTGTTCAGCGTCAGATCCACGAACGACGTGGCGTTCGTAAGGTTCGTCAGCGTCGTCGTGTTGGCAACGAGGTTTGCGCCGTCGTTGGTCGTGCCGACCGTTACGTTGGCAGTAGCTGCGCTGGGAGCGCTCCCACCGGCACTATTCGAGAGGTTGGACACCGTGATCCGACGAATGATGTATTTCGTCGAACCAGCGGTGCCGCCGCCGAGAATAGGCAGAGCCACCACCGCATTGGCGGTCGTCGCAAGAGAGAACGGCGCGGAAATCGTAGCGATACGCTTGTTTCCGAAACCGTCCTGAGTTTCAGCGCCTACGCGGTTCTGGTTTGCCATGACAGCACCTCCTTACGCGGTCGCGTACGAGGACTGCGTAGCCGCCTGACCGCCGTTGACGTCGTACAGCGTGACCGTCTGAGAGCCGGTCGTCGCGTTCGCCCGAACGTTGTAGCCGTCCGAGAAAAGCACGCCGCCCGTGTTGGCAGCAATCAGAGTGGTCCAGCTATTCGCCGTGCCGGTGTAAGCGTTGACTTCGATGGTCACGTTGGCAGTCGGCGGGTACAGGAACATACCGGCCGGGATCGCCTTCGCGTTGGACATCGCGGTCGCATTGCCCGCGCCAACCGACGAAATCGTGACCGTCTGAAGATACGCAGACGGCGTGTTCGTCGAGGTGTTGGCGACCAGGATCTTATTAAGAGCGAGTGCCATTGGGCCGTCTCCTTACAGCGACAGGCAGTTGTAGCCCGTAACCTTCGTCATGGCCTTCGGCTTCGTGTTCACGAGTTCTGCAATCGTCAGAACCGCGCCCACGTAACCGATCTGCCAGTTCGGAAGGGTGCTTTCGAAGCCCGTGAACACGAACTGACCCTGTTCATGGATGTACAGGCTCATGTAGTTCGAGTTCAGAAGGTAGAGCGTACCTTCGGGGCAGTACGGGTCGGGATAGATCGGAACGCCAGCGACCATGAGGGCGCGGAACGCGGCCTGCGGGCCGTTTGCGTCGCCATCAAAGCCCGAGCCGGGAGTGATGACGTACTGTTCCTGACCGACGTAGTCCTGCGCCAGCAGCGTCCAAGTGCCGAAACCGCAGACGCCGTAGGTCGGCACTTCAGCAGACGCCTTGACGGTGCCGCTGATGTACTGAAGGACGTTCTGCCGGGTCGGGTTGACGTTGCCCGCAGCATACTGGGTGGACTTCCACCAGGTATAGGTGTTGCGGTTGATGTTGCCGTACGTCGTCGTACCGGACCCGTTATCGACAGCCGCCGGCAGGCCGGTGAACTGCTGAGTGTTGGTCGTGTTGTTGTACAGCGAGTAGGCCATCGCATCCATCATCACGTTGGTCGCGTCGTTCATACGCGCCTCGATGAGAGGAATGATTGCGTGGTCCTGCTGAACGGCGCCTTCCATGCCGAGGAACGGCACGGGAGCGATCATCAGCTTCAGGTTGAACTCGGCGTTCCACGAACCCTGCTGGACGGACGGCTGCGCGAACGAGCCGCTGTAATCCGACCACTGAGCGTTGACGAACTGAGCACCCTGAACCGGAACCGTGACGGACGAGACACCGCCCGTTGCGGTTTGGGAATTGGCAATCAACGCAGCCATCAATGGGGTGGAGTTGTAGATCTGCACCACCATCTTGGGAATGAACGCCCTACGGGTGACGTAGGTCAGTTCATTGTACTGCGAAGTGCCAGATGCGGGGACAATACCACCACCGATAGGCATTTCTTACCTCTTGCTGTTCACATCCCCGCCGACATGTCAGAAGCCGATCGGCCGCGGATTTTTCCGCAAGTCGTTCAGAGCCTTTGACGCTTCTTCACGCGCTGCCGCAGCCGGATTTTTCCAATACTTCGACAGCGTGTCGCGTGCTGTTTCGTCCATGACGTTACTCTTGAACGTAGAGGCTGACGTCGGCCTCGCGGCCTGGTTCATCCACTCGAAGTAATCTGCGGCAGTTTCGTGATTCTGAATGCCCTTCTCGAGCATGATCTTTTCGATTGCGGCCACGTCCTCGTCGGAACGCGCCTTTCCCTTGGAAATCAAAGCGCGACGGCGACGATCGAGCTCTTCGACCGCATCCTTCTCGCGCAGTTTGGCTTCCAGCTGTTCGAGTTTCGCGTCTCGTTCAGCCAATCTCTGATCGACATGTTCCTCCATCTCGAGGGTGTCGATCGTCATGTTCGGACGCACTTGCTTGGCGAGCTTGAGCACGGATTTGCGCGTGCTCGGATTCTCGGCCAGCTCCCGCATGAGAGCGGCAAGTTCGTCGCGGGCTTCAGGAGTAAGGTCTTCTAACGACATCACACATCCCCTATGTCGCGTCAGATGACTTTGGCGCCGTCACCCGGCGGCTTGATCGTCAGGCTGTTCTTGGCACCGATTTTCTTCGGGCTGTCGAGACCACCCATCCGATCATAGCGCGGGGTGTTGATGACCCGCCCGTTGTTCTGCTGGTCGGTAGTCGGATTGCGAGGCTGCTGAGCACCGCGAGGCTTGAAAAGATCCATTGCTGGTTTCCTTACATGGGCATGGGAGGTGCGCCCGCGCCACCGGGCGGCGGCGGGACAGGAGCGCCGGGAGCGGCACCGGGCGGCATGGGAGGGGTGCCACCGGGCGGGGACATCAGGCCGAGGTTGGGCGGAGCCTGTTCCATCATACGCGAGGCGGGCGTTCCGCCCCCAGCTTGGGGAAGATTCTGGAGCAACTGAAGGATCTCGGCATTCTGCAGCTCATCGACACGCTGCTTCTTTGCGCCGAGCAATCCCGTCAGAGAATTGAGAACCGAAAGCAGCTTCTTGCCTTCCGGTGTGGTCGATCCGATGGACGGCAAAGCCTGCTCGATCAGATCCAATGCCATGCTGACGTTGATGAGAGCCGCTTCGCGCTGTCCCGCTTTGGGCTCAGGCGTAGACATCGGCGACTCGAGCGGCTGATTTGCCTGCTCTGGAGCTTCATCATCTGGCGACGCAGGCTCTACGGGCGCCGGTGCGCCGCGGCCTTTTCCGCCGGATATGATCGCCATAATTTCTTCTTCACGCGCCATCATGGACCTCTGTGTGCACTACGTTGCTTACACAGGAATGAAAAAGTCAAGGGAGAGTATGTTTCGGCTCCGTCCCCCTTAGCGGAGAAGGCGATGTAAACGGTCTAACCGTCAACGCTTCGTCTTGCGGACCTTGCGCTTCATCATCATCTTACCATCTCCACCTTTACAACCAGACTTCACGGTTGTTACATCCGCTTGCCACGACGGGCGCGCTTTGCCATCTTCTTCATCATCTTGCCGTACATCATCAGTATCTCCTGTCTCTCCGCATACCACCATTACTACGGGTTTCCTGCCGAGTATTGGTGATGCGGTAGTCGAGACTAGCGGGTTTATTTGATTGCGACAAGTTTTGCGCCGAATAGCGCGGCTGATCGCTCGACACGCTTTGTGTGCTGTTGCTGAGTCTCATCCGCGCTTCGCCCTACGCATGGGAGAAAAGCCGATCCTCGAACGCAGGCGATCGCGAAACGTATTGCGCTGTTGCGTCGAGATGCGCCCGAACAGATTGCGGAGATTGCTGATTACGCCCTTACGGTCTTGCATGGTTATCCTACCTTCTTGGTTGGAAGCGGCATGATGGACGCAGCCGCAGACGTTTCTTTTTTCAACCTGTCCTTGAGCAGCTGCTTCATCGGCGGGTCGAGCAGATCGATGAGGCTTTCCTTGTCGATCGCCTGCGCCTTGAACAGGTTGAAAGCGAGCGCCCGCAAATCTTCCATAAAGATCGGGCTGTTCGAGTGTGCGTCCACCTTGACCACATAGTCCTTGGTGAATTGCTCGGCGATGAACCTCTTGCCGTCGACATCGCGGTAATGCGTGTCGTCGTAAGCCTGCATCAGCTTCAGATACAGGGTTGCCATCTTCTCGAGGCTGTCCTCGACGACGAGAGCTTTCTTTTTGGCTCGCGATGAACCGAGACGCGCCAACTGCGACGCATGACCGGCAGAGCGAACGCCCTGTTCACCGCGGCCCTGCAGCACGTTGCCGATACCTGAAACCTCTTCGAACATCAGATCGATCTCGCGCAGGCTCGTATAGAGATCCTGCGGGATGTTCGGTGCAAGGCGATCGACCTTTGCATTGGGCATGTCGGTTGCAAGCAGCCCGCCGGCTCGATTCAGCGAGAAGTTCTTTTCGTCCAGAATGCCCGTGAAGCCCATGACCGCAGTCGGAGGACTTACCTGTTTCGACAGCAGATCGAGAATCTCGTACATGCGGTTGTTCCGCATCTGCTGCAGATAGATCAGTTTCTGGACCTCGGACTGGCCCCAGAAATAATCGTAAAGCGGCGACGGACAGATCTGGATGAACGGCAGCTCGCCCTTGATGAACATATCGGCGTTCGGGCGATCGTAGATGATGATGTCGGGAGATGCGCGTGTGACGACCAGATAATCGTCGAGGTCGTCGTCCCACACATAGAGTTCCGTCATCTCGACGGTATCCTCGGCAACGTTCGCCTTGTAGCGGCTGTTGCCGAACAGATCCATGTTCACCGTACCCATCATCAGCGGGTCGGACTGAGACAGGATGATGCGATCGATGCCTTCGGGTATCTGCTGCTTCTGATAGACCGCAGCCGTAACGCGCTCGACGATCTCCTTGCGCCGCGGATGCGAGTACAGGCGCGAATACAGATCCGGCTTGGTCATATAGTAGGTCATGGTGAACGCCTGCTGGCGGTCGGTGTATGGCGTGTCCTCACGCAACACGCCGCACATGCCGGGTTCGACCATGTAGGGGTAGATGTCGCCGTTCTTGACGATCAGCTTCACGAAGGTGGAATTGAAGACGAGCGACCAGTTCAGCGCTTGAGAGAACACTTGGTCGGCATTGCTCTCGTTCCATTTGTCATGCAGCGCCTGCGTGAGAGCCGGAACCATCCGCTGCTCGGCTTCATCGACTGAGGCGCCGATGCTGATGTTGAAGCGCGTCGTCTCGGCGGAATACAAAAACGACGTGATCTGATCGATGTGGGCGTAGATTTTGTTGAACTGAGCCGGTGCTTCTTCCGGCCCTGCCCCGAACAGATAGAACGACCGCAGGCTCGCATAATCCGCTTGGCGTTGAGCCTGGGAAACGGAGCACTTTTCGATCAGGTCGAGAAAGAAAAACTCTCGCTCAAGCGCTTCGGTCGGTATCTTCATTTGGCGTCTTTCAACGACAGGTTCTGCGGATCACGCGCCACCGGGATCGCTCTCGGCCCCGAAACATTACCCATATCCTTGGGATTAAATCCAGTGGCCTCGCCCTTCACCGACTTCGGACCCATGCCTGCAAGCAAACTGTTCATGTTGTAGTTGCCTGCATTGCCCCACATGACCGCATCGCCTGCGCGAGGCTGCCGCGGCTCTTCCACCTTCGGTGTGTTGCCGTGCCTGAAAGTTCCGGCTTGGCTTTCGCCTTCGCGTGCCGACTTGATGTCGCTCATCTTGTAGTCGGAGGCCAATTGGCGCAGCGTCTTGTCGGTGTTCTTCGTGCGTCCCGACTTGATCGAGAACGGCTTGATGAAGACCTGTTTGCATTCGACGTGGCAGACCGGACAAGCCGGTTCTTCCCAAGAGTCGAAGTAGCCGTGGTCGGTGCATTGATAGCTCTTGAGGACAGGCATCACTTTCTCCCCATCTGTTCCTGCAAGGTCGGTGCGGAATAGTCGCCACGGTTTTGAAGGCGCATGTCGAGCTGCACCTTGCCGTCGCGCATGACGAGTTTACCGGCTCGCATCATGCGAGGCTTCGGCTCGTTGTTGAAACGCAGTTCGCGCTTGCCGTCGCGCCAGCGAACCACGGTCACATCGCCGTTGGCTATGCGTTCTAGCGCCTTGCTCACGCGCATCTGCACCAGTTCGGTCAACGGATCGGTCTTGTTCACGAACACATTGCGGAGATGCAACGGGTTTAACCCCGCGAGTTCGCCAAGGAACTTCCATGAGATCACGCGGTTCTCATCGGCGGCAAAACGCTCCATCCGGCGATAGAGTTCGTGCTTGGGCAGGATCGTGGTCAATTGCCGTACATCCCTATCTTTTTGAGGTAGTCCGACACGTTGCGGCCGACCGTAATCTGTTCCGGCGTGTATTTTTCTTGCTCACCTGACACCTTGCGAGTGATGCGGCGGGCGATGAGCTGTGGCTGCACCTGTTCGGCAAAAGCGGCTGCGGCCAAGCCGGTCGCCATCACGCGGTCATCCTTCGAACGTCCAGGCGCCGCGATCGTGCCGCCCTCACGGCGAATGGTCTTCATCTCTTCGACGAGATCCATGCTCCGCACCGTCATCATCTCGCGTTCGAAATAATCCTTGAAGTAAGCGAGCATCCGTTCCTTCGAACCGTGGCTCGTCACCCAGCCGATCGAGTTGGAAATCCCGCCAAGGCTGTCGTTCTTGCGCCACAGGTAGTTCTGCATCGACGACAGAACGTCCATCAGAGCTTTCTGTTGGATCTTGTGTTCGGGCGGCATGGCTGCAGCTTGGCGTTTCAGATTGCGAAGCTCTTGCAGCACGGCCTGACCGGGACCGTTGACCTCGAGGTTCAGCGTCGAGTTCTTATACGCGCCTGCGAGATGCGCGATGACCCATGCGAATTGATAGGTGTTCAACTCGCTCGTCGCAAACTCGGCCACCTGATCCATGCCGTCCGCATAGCAACGGAAAACCTGAATGCAGAAACGATCGGCCCAATCCGACGAGCCGTAAGCCGGGTCGGCACCGATGACGTAGAACGCGGTGTCGATCGGTTCTTCCCAGACCTTGAGCGTAGCAAGGCGCTCCGATGATTTCACGACCTCGGTGTCGATGAAATTATGGCCCATGACATAGCGATAGCAGTCGGGCGTCAGCTTCTTGATTTCCTTGGCGGCGTCGGTGCAGCGCGAGTTCGAGAAAAAACTCGTCCCCGTCATCACAAAGGCGTAGTCTTCAGTCGGTGGGAACTCTTGGTACATGAGAGCATCGTCCTTGATGCCTTCATGCATCTTCCATCGCCACCAAGCCATCTGGCGGCTGTTGATTTCGAAATTGTACAGCTTCTTAATGTCCTTAACCCACTCCTTTTCTTCAGGGGTGAGTTTGCCGTCCCAATACACTTTGTACACGGCGCTCTCGGCATCGACCATATACAGCTCGTTTCGCCACCAACCGCAGAAGATGGCGCGTTGCGTTCTGGCACGCTTCGCGGTGACGTACATGTCATGGAACATGTTGAAGCCGCGGGCGGTGCTCTCGAACATATAGAGCCGATTGGGGTTCGTTTCGGCAAGCGAGGCGAGCAACGAAGCCAGACCTTCTTCATCGCCCCATGAGCTTGTCTCGGTGCCGTGCAAATAGGTGATCGCCTTGCCGCGCCCGAGCGAGCCTTTCGCCCGCAACCCTGCGACTTGGTAGAACAGTCGCGATCGATTCTTCAACGACAACTGATTGCGGTTGTGCGCGACGGCTGGGATTTTGTACTCGCGCGGCAACCCGTCCATGTACATGGCGAGCGTCGTGCGGAACATGTCCCGGTTTTCTTCGGTGTCCGTCGTCAGCGTGCCTTGCAGACCCTGATGCACGAAGTGCCAATAGAGATCGAGCGCCAGGCTGATCGTCGTGATGCCGAGCTGCCGTCCTTTGAGGATGACGAAGAAGTGGATGTCGTCCTCAAGACCTTTCGCGATCTCCTCCATCACATAGGTCTGCGTGCCGAGCAGTTTGTCCATCCGCTTGAGACCGTGCTCCTTGGTCTCGATCCGCAGCTGGGAGCAGAAATGGTAGAACTGCTTGAGGTCAAATTTCATCGTCATCCCAGCGTGTTGTATTGAGTGACCCGTTTTGGTCGATTTATGGCCTCAGAGGCGTCCAAAAGCACGATTTTGCGCTTGTTTTCGGCCTCGGATTTCACGGCGATGTCCGCATTCGAGATGGTGTAAGTATCCACCTCTTCAACGTCTTTATGCCCTTTTTGACGCGCCGGAACCCCGCAACCGGGGCAAAAACGCCGGATTTGGTCGCCGAAATCGGCAATATGCTTCTGCCACCAGCCTTCTGTGACGGGCATACCGTGATCTTGATTGCGAGCAAGGTCGAACGACGCCGCCACCTCGCAGAAATAAGCCCGCAGTTCGCCGTTGTTCTGGACGATCGACGCCGACCATTCGCGGTTGATGTCGCAGCCTGCGATGCGGTCCCACATCTCGGGTTCGTCATAGAGATCCTTGACCGCAGTCAGAATCGGCGAATGATCCGAGTTTCCACCGTATGTCCAAGACAATGCGCCGGCAGCTTGAACCTTTTTGTGAAGATCGAACAGATCCTTCTCGGCTCGAGCGGCGCCGTGGCTGTTGAGGTTGAACGTACCGAACGTCTCCTCGACGACCTCGCGGTGTTTGAAATAGTTGTTCGTCCAAAGACCGCGTTGCATCTTGTTCGGCACTTCCTCGCGGAAGATGCGGCACAGCTCGGTGAAGTCGCGGTGCATACAGGGATTGCCGCCGATCATGGCGATCACGCCCCAGTAGCCCTTCAGGCTCTGCAGCGCCTTGCGAAAATTGTCGGGCGTCATTTCCCAGAAGCCCGTCTGGTTCTCCAGCAGTCGCGTGCAATTTGAACAGGCGAGGTCGCACTTGTTCGTCACATCGATGCAGATGATGTGCATGTTTCTCGGCCCGCGCATACGGGCGATGGCGTTCTCTGCGTGGTTCATGTCTTTGCCCAAGGAAAGCCGTCAGGGTGATTGGCGCGGCTTTTGATGTTGCCTTCGAAGAACCAAGCGCGGAGGTCGCGCTTTTCGTTCAGCCGATAGTTCAACGTGTAGAGGCCGCTGCCGGCGTTATCCAGCTTGTTGTCTTTCAGAGCCTGGTAGACGAAACGGTCGCCGACCATCAGCTCGCCTGTCGTGCGATACCAGAGCGGCGCGATCTGCACTGCGATCATTCGATCCATCAGGTAACAGTTCAGGTCGATGAAACCCGAATGATGCCCGACGCTTTCGAAATCGTCATTCGCAAAAAAGCTGCCGTCTACATTGCGAAGCTGCCGCAGCGACCAGGCATAAGGCTTGTCGCCCTTGGCCTCGACCAGACTCTCGACGTGATTCGGCTCGAACCAGTTGTCGTCGTCGAGCCAGCAGATCATGTCCTCTTGCACCAAATAGGCCGACGCCGCGACGATGCCGCCGTTCATCATGCCTCTCGCACCCGTCTGCACGGGCAGTCTGCAGGCCATCAGCGTGTCGTCGAGCACGTCGTCCTTGATGCAACTTTCCACGCCGTCGAAAAACACATAGTGCCGGCAGGGATAAGTCTGTTCCTTCACGCTCGCGATCGTGCGCTCGAGTTCACGCCTGTTTCTCGTCGCGGTCACGACGGCCACGGTCTTCATGCGATCGCCTTTCGGAAATAAGCCACGGTCTCTTTCAAGCCGTCGATCAAGGACACGGCAGGCTTCCAATCGAGCACTTCCTCGGCACGCGAGATGTCCGGTTTCCGCCTTTTCGGATCGTCATGCGGCAGCGGCTTGTGAACGATCTTCGAGCTCGACTTCGTGAGCCACAACACCTTCTCGGCCAATTCCTGCACCGTGCATTCATGCGGATTGCCGATGTTCACCGGCCTCGTCTCCTTGGCCTTCATCAGCTTCACCAAAGCCGAAACCGTATCGTCCACATAGCAGAACGATCGCGTCTGCATCCCGTCGCCATAAAGCGTGATGTCCTCGCCGCGCAAAGCCTGCACGATGAAATTCGACACCACGCGCCCGTCATTCAGGCTCATCCGCGGCCCATAGGTGTTGAAGATTCGCGCCACCCTGACATCGACGCCGTACATGCGCTCCGCATCATAAAACATCGCCTCGGCAGCCCGCTTGCCCTCGTCATAACAAGCCCGCGGCCCGATCGGATTTACATGCCCGCAATAATCCTCCCGCTGAGGATGCACCTCGGGATCACCGTAAACCTCGCTCGTCGATGCCTGCAGAACACGCGCACCCGTAAACCGCGCCCAGGTCAGCACGTTCATCGCACCGCCCACACACGTCATCATCGTTCGATGCGGATCGGCCTGATACGCCACAGGAGACGCAGGACAAGCCAGATTGAACAAACAATCCGCCTCGACCTCGATCGGCTCCGTCACACAACACGGCTCGATCGCAAAATCCAAATTGCCGTCGCAACCCGTCGAAAGGTCGTCGATCACCGCAACCTCATCCCCCGCATCCATCAGCCGATCGACCAAATGCGACCCGATGAACCCGGCTCCCCCCGTGACGATGCACCTCATTCCGGCCTGATCTCCAACCAATCGT